CGTTCCCCAGATCATCGTTCGTGCAGGTGATTGCACGCGCCGACATTACACGGGGATGCGTAGCGGGTTCAACCGCTTCGTGCAATTATCTGCACACAACGGACCAAATTTTAGGCCACGCGATGGTCAGCCGCGATCGAGCGGCGCGTTGGCGTCGTTCATCGTCCCGCTGTCGAAGGCGATCGAGGAGCTGTCCGAGCGGATGTCGTCGTAGTCCTGCTCCAGCCCCTTGGTCGGCGTCGGGTCCTTGCGCTTCTTCTTCGGCGCGTTCGGTCCCTCGAAGCCCTGGTCCTCGGCCGGCTTGGTCGTGTCGTCGGCCTTCTCGACGGTCTGATCCTGCTTCCAGTCGTCGATCAGCTGCTGGGCGGTGTCGTAATCGCCAGCCTGGTAGGCGTCGTCGACCTGCTTGAACACGTCTTGGTCGGTGACCTCGAAGCGATCCCAGCCGAGCTGCTTGATGGCGTCTTCGTCCCAGACGTCGGTGCTCTGATCGTCGAGCGGCGGCACGTGGAACGGCACCGGCTCGTCTTCACCCTCATCCTCACTGGACGGGAGGTCGCCGAGCGGGATCGACTCTTCGACGTCGCCGACGAGCGCCAGCATGCCGCGGCAGCCGGCATGGTATGGCGGGCCGCCGAGACCGTTGCCCTGCAGTTCCTCGGGGCTTTGGGCGTAGAGCTCCTGGAGATCGTCCTTCGACTGGCCGGGCCACGGAGCGAGGTCCTTCAGCGCCTGCGGGTCGGCCGCCGACAGTTGCTGGACGATCCGGCTGAACTGATCCTCGACACTGAAGGTCTTGCCGTTCATGTACTCGCAGACCGGGCAGGTGCGGTCGTCCAGCACCTCGTCGACCTGGTACTTCGACACACCGGCCTTCTGCGCCTCCGACAAGAAACCGAGCGAGACCAGACGCGAGGTCGTCAGCGACGCGCCGAGGTCGGCCGCCACCTTGCCGCCGTTGACCACGGCGTCGTTGAGCATGTCGGTCAGCGTCTTCTCAGCCTTGCGGAGCTGGATTTCCTGATGGTCGGCCTTCCAGTCGTCGTTGATCGGCTTGAACTCTTGCGGACCGAACTGCAGGTTGCCGAGAAACGGCGGGATTTCGTCGAGCGGCTTGGGCGCGCCGTTCCAGGTAATCGTAACGTGCGAGCGGTACTGCGGGAAATCGTAACTCGCGCCGGCCTGTACGAATTCCCCGTGCTCCTCAGCGAACAGCGGGCTGTCGAACTCCAGCACGACCGCTTCGCCGAACTGGTGCAGCGCGCGACCGCCGTTGACGATCCTGACGTTGTCCATCGCCGGTTCGAGGGCGTCCCAGTCGAACGGCTCCTTCGAGTAGCAGATGGTGACGTGCATGTCCTCGGGCTTCGAGACGGACTTGAACCCCTGCTCCTTCGCCCATGCAATTAACTGCTCGGCGTTCAGCAGCGGACGGTTGACGTAGAGCGTCTTCGGCCCCTCGGTCTTCGTAACCCACTGCTTCTTCCTTTTCTTGCCGACCCCCGCCTGTTCGGGTTCGAGCAGGCCGCCGTTCTCGGCGAGCTCGGCCTCCGTCAGGTCGTCCTTCTGCTGCCAACCGGCGCGGCCGAGCAGCGCCTCCTGCCGGCGCATGGTCTCGCCGTCCTCGTCGGGCTCCGGCGGCTGCTCCTCTTCGGCGACCTGATTGTCGGGACGCTTGTCCGGCTCGACGTAGATGTCGTGCTTCAGCATGTGCGCAGTAGCGTCCTGGCGCTTCAGCGTCTCGATCGCCTTGTGGACGGCCTTGCGGACGTAGTCGGAGGCGTCGTGCTCGACCGCATGCTCCAGTTGGTTCAATCCATGCTGGAGCGCATGCGGAATCGCCGACCCGTTCATGAACGACGTCTTCTTGACGTCTTTGGTCACCCGATGCGCGCCGAAGAGCAGAGCCGAAACGGCAAGTTCTTCCAGCTTTGGACGCACTTTCGTCACCACGCCCTTCAGCGTCAGCGCGTTGGCGTGTTTCTGCGCCTCAGCCCAGTCCTTCTTGGCGATGGCGTCATGCAGCTTGGTGACTACCTCCGAGGCAAGCTTGTCCCATTCTGCGTGCATGGCCGAAGCCATACTGCGCTCGATCGCCAGGAACGCCTGCGGCTCGATCTTCATGGGCAATTACCTGCACGGCTGCTATTGATTTGTGGTGTCGAGGACGTCCACACGCTGGTAGGCCGTCTCGTCGCCGTCCGCCTGCTGTTGCTGTTGGGCGAGCGCCCCCTCCTGGGTCGGGATGGACCCGTTCGCCCCCTGAGCGGAATGGCTCTTGTTCTTGTCGCGCAGGTGCGGCGGCGGAGCGCCCTTCCCCGGCTGGGTCCAAGACCCGTCGTATCCGCGTTCGTCCGCCGTCTTCTGCACCCGCATCCGCGCGAAGAACGTCATCGTCGCCTCCCTCAGCCCATGCACTTGGTCAGTTCGGCCGCCTGACCCGCCGAGTCGCGCGCCGCCTTGAGATGCTTGGCGACGACATCGCCGTTCGACGTGTCCTGAGCGGCTCCGCTGGCGGCCCGGTAGTGCGCCGCGGCGGTCTTGTGCTCGTTGGCGACCGCACGGTGCTCCTGCGCCCGCTTGTCGAGGCCCAGGTTCTGCAGGTGAGAGGCAACCTGGCTGTGAATGTCGCCTTCGTTCTCATGACGATCGGCGATGTTCTGCAGGTGGCTGCTGATGGTCGGGCCGACCGACTGGGGCACAGCGTCGGCCGCGCCGGCGTCCTTGCCGCCGGTGTCGCCGGAATAGAAGTTCCCGTCCTTACGGACCACGACCTCGCCCGTCTTGATCATGCGCGTGAAATGGCTCATCTTGCTCGTCCTTTGCAGTTAGCTGCACCTCGCTTGTGTCTCAGCCGAGGCTCTTCTCAATGCTCGCGAGACCGGAGCTCAGCAGAGCTGTCATTGGCCCGCGCGCCGGCATCCTGGGCGTGCCCCATATGCTCGTTGGCAAGATGCGTATCCCCGCTTTCGACGGCGTTGGCCGCCGCCTTGTAATGGCTAGCAGCTTCTTCGTGGGACTTAGCTGCCTCGTCATGATCCTGGACGTACCGGCTGTGCTGCCCATCGTCTCGCAGGTCTTGCGCCGCGCCACGATGGTATGCCGCATACTTCGTGTGCTCTTCAGACGCACCGCGGAGTGAAGCCACCACCTTTGCGCGTGATGCCCCGCCGCCACCCGACGTGAATTCGCCCGTCGACGGGTCGTGGTTCGGATTACCCTTCTGGACCGGCTCGCCGTCTTCCTTCTTCGTGCTCTTCAGGTAGCCAGACATCAGATGGTTCTGGATACCGGCCGTGGCGTACTGATGCGCCATGCCGGCGTGGAAGGTGGCGGCCTCGGCGTCGCCATCGGCGGCTGACTTAGCTGCGTCGTCGATGTGCGCCTTGGCGAAGTCGAACGCCTGATCGCCGCGCTTCTTCTGGCTGTTGACCGGCCCGAGCACGAACTTGCCGTCCGCCCCGCGGTCGCCCTTGTCAGCCTTCAACATCCGACCGAAGAACGTCATGACTTCCTCCTCAATGCTCGTGCGCGTGCGGATGGCCTGACATCACCGCGAGCGTGCAAGCCGACAGCTCCGCCAGGCCCTGCGGATCGAAGCTGTTGTCGACGAACGACAAGTCGCCGACGACGTCGTTGAATTGGGCGCGACCCGCGGCATCGAGCGAGTTGACGATCGACAGGGAGAAGGCGAGCTCCTCCATGTCGCGCTTGCGCAGCGCCTTCATCGCCCGAACGGCCAGCGAGCCGACGTCGACCGTGTCGCTCTTGCTCGTCGGTGATGCGACTGGCGTGCCGTTGCCGCTGCCAGGCTTGCCGCCCATGCCGGTCATGCCAACCAACGCGGGCACCTTCTTTGGCTTGAGCGCGCCGGGCTGGCCGCCAGACGGCGTCGGACCACCGGGTCCGGTCGGCATCGAGGGGCCTTTCGGCTGCGGACTCATCGCCTTGACGCCAGCGCCCCCAGCCTGCGCGCCAGCCATGGCCGCCATGGTCTGCATCTGCTGCTGTTGCTCCTGCTGGTCCATCTGCTCCTGCAGATCGGGGGCAGCGTCGGACACTTTCAGGTGCAGGCCGCAGGTCTGGTTCACTTCCTCGACGAGGTCGGCCGGCTCCACCTGGTTGGCCATGCCCTGGATCACCTCCAGGCCCTGCAGCTTCAGGGTCGGGTCTTCGATGACCAGCGGGTGCGAGCGTTGGCGATAGCCCTGGAAACCGAGCACGGGCAGCAGTCGCATGGTGATCACCTCGTCGAAGGCGTCACGCTCGGGCTTGAAGACCTGGGCCTCGGTCACCGTGTACGAAGCGAAGGCGGTGGCGAAATTGTAGTCCTTCGACTGGCCGACGAAGATCGGCGGCAGGCGGAACGAGCGTCGCACGCGTTCTTCGCAGCGCTCGTCGTATTTCTCGAACATCGAGTCGGCCTGGCGATCGGCCCCGAAGCGCTCGACCGTGACGCGCGCCTGCGGCGGCGACTGGTTCAAGCTGCCGCCGACCGGCTCGGCTTCGATGATGGCCACCCGGTTGTTCTTCTTCGCCTCGCCCGAGAACTTCTGCTCCAGCGACTTGCGCGCCTCCGTCTGGAGCACGCCGCCCTGCAACAGGATCATGATGGGCGGGACGCCGCCGTTGTCGAAGAACTCCAGGTTGAACTCTTCGGCCTTGCGGGAGCCGAGCACCGACGGGATTTGGTTCACCCAACGCGGCACGCCGTAAGGCGTATGGGCGTCAGGCAGCACGGTCAGATGGATGATCTCGGACGCGCGCATGTTGGCGGGCAGGCGCTGGCCAGCCGGAGCCCAGACCGCGGTCTTCTTGTGCAGGTCGCGGGTCGACCCGAACTCCTTGAAATACATCAGGCTGACGCCGTTCACGAGCTGGCAGTAGCGCCGCTCACGCTTCATCACCTGGATCGTCTGCTCCTTGCCCTTGCGGGTGACCTTCATCTGCACCGGGATGGCGTCGTCGAGGCGCAGCATCCGCATCATCTTGGAGTCGACCCGGCGCATTAGGACGATTTCGTCCTGCGGGTTGCGGATCACTTCGATGTAGGCGTTGCCGGTGCGCTCGTTGTCGCGGCGCAGGAGCTTGCGGGTCTCCCCCCACGAGACGCCGGGCCACGGCTCGTCGAAGAACGCCTCGATCTCATCGATCTGTTCGT